GGTGATATTATAGTTGTTGACGATCCACATAATGTCAGAGAAAGCGAATCAGCTACAGTTCGTGAAAGTGTCCTTGACTGGTGGGATCAAGCAATGCAAACAAGATTGAATGATCCAAAGACTGGTGCATTCATAATTATTATGCAAAGAGTACATGAAAAAGATTTAACAGGACATATATTAGCGAATCAATATAATGAATGGGATCATTTATGCATACCTGCTCGATATGAAATCGGACATCCGACACCGACCAAATCATCACTTGGATTTACAGATCCAAGAACAAAAGAAGGAGATTTGTTGTGGGAAAAGAGGATTGATGAAAAAACTCTTGTTAATATTGAAAAGAGTCTTGGGAGTTACGCATCAGCAGGTCAATTGCAGCAAAGACCGATGCCCAAAGGTGGTGGCATTCTAAAAGCAGAATGGTGGATGCCATACGAAAGTCCAGACTTACCTGACATAGAATATGTATTACAATCTTATGATACTGCTTATAGTACCAAAGAAAAAACATCCTATTCTGCCAGAACTACGTGGGGTGTGTTTAGAAAAAATGGCCAGATAAATGCTTTAGTGTTGGAAATGTGGTATGATAGAGTACCTTATCCAGAACTTAGAAAACTTGCTCAAGAAGCTTATGAGGATTATGAACCTGATGCTGTATTGATAGAAAAGAAAGCATCTGGTCAAAGTTTATTGCAAGATTTACGTATGGCAGGTGTACCAGTTATTGAATATTTACCTGATAGAGATAAAGAAGCTAGAGCACATGCATCGTCAGCTTTATTAGAAGATGGAAGAATTTGGTATCCTTCCAACAAAAAATGGTGTAAGGACTTAATTGATATATGTGCATCTTTTCCTGCTACTGACAACGATGATATTGTTGACACTTGTACACAAGCTTGGTTAAGATTACGCAAAGGTTGGTTTGTTAGTCATTCACAAGATGATATTGAGGATGATATTGAGGAAAATAAAAGGATAACATTATATGGTTGAAATCCCTTTCGCAGAAGGTGCTCCACCAGATGATTTGCAAGTCGAATCAGTTGGTGATGATGTTTTAATTGGTGATCCAGATTTAGATGCAGAGGTTGGAAAGGAAGATAGTTCTTTTGATGAAAACCTTGCAGAAGAAATGACTGATACAGAATTATTAAGAAAAGCATCAGAATTAATTAAATATTATGAAACTGATAGAGAAGCCAGATCCGAATGGGAACATAGATATAAAAAAGGATTAGAAACTTTAGATCCAGATGGTGGTTTAGAAGAGAGTGAAGATGAACGTGCCAGTCGTGGATTAAGTGTTGTTGTACATCCATTGATAGCAGAAGCAGCCACGCAATTTAATGCAAGAGCTATTGCAGAATTATATCCATCAGGTGGGCCTGTTAAGACTGTTATTGTCGGTGAAGCCAGTGAGGAATCTGAAAATCAGGCACGTAGAGTTAAAGACTTTATGAATTATCAGATTACGCAAGAAATGCCAGAATACTTTCCAGAACTTGATCAGATGTTATTTCATCTGCCATTAGTTGGTCATACATTTAAAAAAGTATGGTGGGATGTCAATTTAGATAGACAATGTTCTCAATTTGTTAAGGCAGAAGATTTTGTAGTTGCACCAGAAAGCAAAGATTTACATACATCGATTCGATATACCCATGTGATTCGAATGCCAAGAAACGACTATGAAAAATATGTCGATGCAGGTTATTACATGCAAACAGTTGAAACAAATAGTAATATAGACCCATCAGGTGATATTGTAGGTCAAGTCGAAGGTGTAGATCAATATGCATCCGAATCAGAAGATCATGTTGTTACTTTGTTAGAAATGCATGTCTATGAATATTTTGATGATGAAGAAACAGAAGTTGGTATGCCATATGTCGTTACGATTGATTACGATAATCAGAATGTTGTTAGCATTCGTAGAAATTGGAATGAAGATGATGAAAAGAAATTAAAAAGAGATTGGTTTGTCAGCTATAAGTTTTTACCTGGTTTAGGGTTTTATGGTTTTGGTCTTTATCATGTGATCGGTGGATTAGGAAAAGCAGCTACTGGATCACTTAGAGCATTACTTGATTCGGCTGCATTTAGTAATATGCAAGGTGGATTTAAGTTAAGAGGTCGTGTTAATGGTGGTGAAATACAAGTCAATCCTGGTGAGTTTGTTGATTTAGATGCTACAGTTGACGATGTAAACAAGGCTATTATGCCATTGCCATTTAAAGAACCTAGTGGATCTTTGTTTAATTTATTAGGATTTATTGTTGATGCAGGTAAAAGATTTGCGAATACTGCTGATTTAAATGTTGGTGATGTTAATCCAAACGCACCAGTCGGTTCGACAGTTGCTTTAATAGAACAAGGCTCAAAAGCATTTTCAGCTATACACAAACGATTACATTATTCACAAGGTCAAGAGTTTAAATTACTTGCTAAATTAAATTCAGAAAACTTGGATGAAGTATTTAGATTTGCCATATCTGGTGCAAGTGCAGAAATTTATGCATCTGATTTTGATGAGACAATTGATATTATTCCAGTCAGTGATCCTAATATATTTTCAAGTACACAACGTATTGCTCAAGCACAAGCATCATTACAGATGGCTCAAGCAGCTCCACAATTACATGATTTATATTCAGCTTATAAAAGAATGTATGAAGCTTTACGTATACCAAATATTGAAGAAATCTTAAAAGAACCAGAAGAAGCACCAAGATTAGATCCGATTGATGAAAATATGTCTGTGATGTATGGTAAACCTATCAAGGCATTTATAGAACAAGACCACGAATCACATATTGCAGTTCACATGCAGTTTTTACAAGATCCATCATTAGGTGGTAATCCTGCTATGAAAGGATCAATTCCATTGATTTCTGCACACATTGCAGAACATGTTGCTTTATTATATCGACTTAGGATGGAAGCTAGTATTGGAATACCAATGCCAGAGCTACCAGATTTCAAAGATCCTAAATATAAAGGCAAAGACATTAATCCAGATTTGGATAATTTAATAAGTCAAAGAGCAGCTCAAGTTGTACAACAAGCACCTCAAATGCAACAGATACAAGCTTTACAAACTCAACAACAAAACCAACAAAAGCAAAATCCTTTACAGTATGCACAGCAGTTGGCACAACTTGAAGCTCAAGCTTTACAAGCTAGAACAAAAGCACAAATACAAGCAGATCAGGCAAAAGCTAAGTCTGATATTCAGATTAAACAAGCAGAAGCTAAACAAGATTTACAGATTGAAACTGCAAAAGCTCAAGCAGACTTACAAGCAAAAGTTGCTAAACTTGAAGCAGAATTACAATTAGAAAGGGAAAAGACACAAGCTAAACTACAAATGGAAGCTGTAAAAAATGCGAATAAGTGATGTATTAGCTTTAAGACCAGTTGATCCAAGTAAGTTTGGTGGAATGCAAAGACCTATGCAACAAGGTGTTGATCCTAGAATGCAACAGATGTTAATGCAGAAAATGATGCAAGACAGACAAGCTAAAGAAAGAAACTTTGGTGCTTTAGGTAATTTACTTGCATTTTTACAACAAACAGGGGGAAGAAATGCCACATAATTTTGCACATTTTACGAATGAGATGACACCTTTCATTCAGCAATTGCAATCTGGCGAAATTACTCCTGACCAATTTCGTCAAGCATTTCAAAACGTGGAAACTCAACAACAAGATATTGTTAATAATCCTATTATTGGATCTCCAGACTTTCAAGATCCACTAGACATGGGAACTGGCACAGGTGCATTAAGTAATCTTGATCCTCTTGATCCATCTTCTACTAGAAAACCTTTTCCAACAGCAGGAGAAAATCTTACTGATGAAGAATATCAACAAAGGATAAAAGACCTTTATCATAATGCAGGATTACCTGCACCTGGAGAGCCTGGATACAATCCTTTAATAACTCCAGATCCGTTAATTGATCTTCCAGAAGATTATGTTCCACCTGAAATCAATCCTTTGACTGGTCAGCCAAATGTACCACAACCAGTCGCTCAAGATTTAGGTGAAGATGGCAGTCCACAACCACCAGAACAACCACAATTAAAAAATGCTTATTTAAATTCAACAACAGGGAATGCAATTCCTAATTTTAAAAGAGGTAGCAGTTTTGTTTATATGGTAGACCAAGATACAGGTAGATCATATCAATATGATGACAATGAAGGTAAATCAGGTGATACTGGTTGGGTAGGTGGTACTCCACCTGAAGGATCTAATCTTAAAATTACAGGAATTAATATTAAGGAAGATGGTGAAAGAAAAAATTTAGATTTGTCTGGTTTAAATTTAGGTTGGGGTGGGATGACAGATCCATTAACTTCTGCTGCTTACCAAGCACAAGTTGACGATGAACCAGGATATGAATCTGGTGGTGGAGGTTTATTTTATGAATATAATGGTACACCATATTATACACCAGATAATACTGGGTCAGGCATACCAGTCGGATCAACAAATATAGGAAGAACTATGGAAAAAGATAGTCTTCAATTAGAAAAAACTTATGAAGGATATCAAGCACCAACTGGTGCAACAACAGAAGAGCTTTTAGAAAGTGTGCCAGATTCAGGTACATTTTTAGAAGCATTTACTCCTCAAACTAAAGGTGGTCGGCCATTTGATTTAGGTAAAGTATTTGGGTTAAATGAAGGAGTTCTTGAGTTTAGCAATCCACCATCTAATCGTTTTAATGTTGGAGGATTTTTTAATCAGGCAGAATCACAAGGCACAGATAATTTTTTAAGATCTCAACAACAAGACACATTGCAAATGATTAAAGATGGTAATATTTTCACAGCATTAGCAGGTGGTAAAAGAGTTGGAGATACTTTTGTTCCTCTTGATAAAATATATCCTACTTTAACAGGTCAAGAAGGTTTGAACGAAGTTTTAAATCAACTGCAAGGTATTGATAATGATCCAACAACAGTTAATAGAATAGATCCTTCATTTGAAGTAGATCCTTTTGGTACTGATTCGGATTCACAAGTAGCATCTATTTCTGGTGATGATGAAGGTACAGATGCAAATCCTGAAACACCAGAAGAAACAGATCCATTTGTTGTTAGAGCTTATCAAGGTGGTGGTGTAGGGCCTTTTGCAAGTAATTATATTTTTCAAAGATTTGGTTATAGACCAACAGAAACTATTGACATGTTATTAAGATATGATCCAGTACAAGAGTTATATTTCTTTGAAAATGGTCAACCAGTAGATCCTGAATTTTTACAAAATATGCAATTGACAAAATTGGATGATGAAGGTCAGGTAGTTAAAGATGATGATGGCAAACCAGTTAGAATGCCTAAAGTAGTAATTGACAACAAAGAGGAAGAATAAAATGGCTGAAGTAAACGTAGAAAACATGGAAGAAAATGCAGATCTTTTTGTAGAAAAGATGGGGTTTCCACATGATACAGAAGGTTTGGAAATGTCTGATGACCAACTTGTTAACTTTTTATTGTTATGTCACCAGTATCAGTATGGTGTTGGAGAAGAACAAGAAGAAATGGAAGAAGAAGAAATGATGGATCATCATGATGGTGATGTAAAAGTCAAAATTATGAAAGTTGGTGAGGGTGACAATATCCAAGAAATGATGGATAAAATGTTAGGGGGTTAACATGCCATTTAGTAAATATTCTCCAAAACAAAAGAAATTGGCTGCACTTACAGGTAATAAAAAGAAAATTACTGCAGCTGATTTAAAAAAACTTAGAAAAAAGAAAAAGTAGTGAGTAGATCGCAAAAAATACCTATTTTTGGTGCTTTATCTGGTTTAATTAAAGAAGAACTTGTAGAGCCAACGATAGATAGATTTTTGCGTTCTGTTCGTGGTTATGGTGCATTAGGAGATTTACCTGCACCTACAAAAGGTGTTTTAGATCCTGCTGAAATGGGTAAAACTAAATTACCTACTTTTGTTGAGGACATACCATTTAAAAGAACCGAATCAGGTTTATCTGTGCCAGAGAAAAAAATAGATATATCAGAATTAGAAGGTAGAGTATTGACACCTGCTTATGGTGATAGGACAGCAGCTGATGCTACATTAACAAGTGTTGGTGATGTTAAATTAACAACTCCAGTAGCATTAGAAGGTGGTCATGGATATATGCGTGAGGGTGAAGGACTTTGGGCATCACTTAAACAAGCAATGGACAGTAAAGCTAGAGCTATGAAAAAAATGGATGATCCACTTATGATTTATACTGCAATGGCAGGTCAATCAGGTGATTTTTCTAAAATGATGTCTGATACTACTTTAGATATAATTAAACAAAGTAATATTAGTAAAAAATCAGCAGAAACATATGATAACATTATCAAGAAAAAATTTGATAAAAACTGGCCTGGTATATTATCAGAAAATATAGATGAATATGTTGATAAATTGCCTGGTACTATAAGAAGAGAGCTTTGGCAAGAAATGGATAAAAAAACATTACAAGATGGTGGCTTTCCTAATATTGGTGTTATTCGTACAGCAATATCCGATGCTCGATTGTTAACTGTTCCACCATATGCAGCAGGTCGATCAATAGGACAACCTTCTTCTTTAGAAGTAGTACCTTCACAACATAAAACGTATGATTCGCAAATTGCAGGTGATTATATAGGATCTTTAAATTTTGATGTACCTGCTCAGTTAATCTTTAGAGATTTTTTTGAAAGACAAGCTGCAAAATTAGCATTAGATCCAAAAACTAATATTCAGAGAGCTTTTTCTTTTACACCAAGTATTTCACAAAAAGTTGATCAGCAAATGATTGATGAAGTTAGTGAGTTTCAAGAATTAATGCAAGGAGCTAGGTAAATGGCTACAAAAAAGAAAAAACCTAAAAGAGATGCTTGTTATCATAAGGTAAAAGCTAGATATACTAGAGGTGGTGGCACTTGGCCATCTGCATATGGTTCAGGTGCATTAGTTAAATGTCGTAAAGTCGGAGCAAAAAACTGGGGAAAGAAAAGTGCCAAGAAAAAGAAAAAGTAGCACTAGTGGTGGACTTAAAGCATGGTTTGGTCAAAACAAAGGTAAAGGTTGGGTTGATTGTAAGACTGGTAAACCTTGTGGTAGAAAGTCTAAATCAAGCACTAAAAGAGCCTATCCATATTGCAGACCGACTATGGCACAATGTAAATCAAAGGCTGCAAAATCAGCAGCTAAAAGAAAGACATCTGCGAAAAAAGTTTATTTAAAGAAAAAAGGTAAGTGATGGCAAAAAAAGCTGATCCTAAAAAAGGTACAGGCAAAAAGCCAAAAGGAAGTAAAAGGAGATTATATACCGATGAAAATCCTAAAGACACTGTTTCAATTAAGTTTGCTACCGTTTCAGATGCTAGGGAAACTGCTAGGAAAGTTAAAAACATTAAGAAACCATATGCTAGAAAAATTCAAATCCTTACTGTCATGGAGCAAAGAGCCAAAGTATCTGGGAAAAACGAACAAGCACAAATCGCAAAAAAAGCAAAAGAAACATTAAGAAAAAAACATAAAGGTAAAAAAGATGGCAAGAAAAGCAGTTGAAGCACCTAAAGGATTTCATTGGATGAAGTCAGGCAAAGGTTTTAAATTAATGAAAAATCCAACAGGTGGATATAAACCACATAAAGGTGCAAGTAAAAAAGCAAGTTTTGAAATACAAACAATACATAAAAAATAATGGCAAAGTACAAAGGTAAAAACGTATCACTTAATAAACCTCGTAGGATTCGCAAGGGTGAAACGAGCTATGGAAAAAAGAAATCTGTTGTTTTTGTTTCTGATGGTGACAGAGTCAAACGTGTTACCTTTGGTGATCCTAATATGAGAATAAAAAAGAATCAAAAAGGCAGACGTAAAAACTTTAGGGCAAGACATAATTGTGATAATCCTGGTCCTAAGACAAAGGCAAGATATTGGAGTTGTAAGGCTTGGTAATATGGCAAAGAAAACAGCAATAAAAAAAGTAGCACAAGCTGAAATCAGAGCAGCTAAAAGTTTTTTAAAAAGAAGAAACATTGATTCGGATGAAGTTTCTCCTAAAAAATTTGCAAAGGCAGCTAAAGAATTAGATAAAAGTTTTAGTGAAACACTTAAAATACTAGCCAGAGAGTTATCTGGAGGTCAAGTCTAATGGTTCAGATAGTTGGTGCTTTACCAGAAGGTTCTACATTTAGCGATATTTACAATGAAGATTTGAAAAAAGATCTTGTTGGCATGGCAAGAACTATGGGTCAAGGTGCAAGTTTTGGTTCTGCTGATGAATTAGAAGCATATCTTAGAAGTGTTATTGGTGACAAATCATATAGCGAAAATTTAAATGTCATTAGAGAAAGTTTAAAAAAGTTTGATGAAGATAATCCAGAGAAAAGCACAGCATTATTTTTTGCAGGTGTTGCACCAACTTTAGGTATTTCTGCACCAAGATTATTGCAAGGCATTGGTTATTTAAAATCAACAGGTGTTGGAGCACTTGCAGGTTTTACTGAAGGTTTTTTAAGTGGAGAAGGAACAAGAGATAGAATATCAGAAGGAGCTACAGGTGCTATCATTGGTGGTGTAGCAGGGCCTTTATTATTTGGTGCATCTCGTGTTACTCCTAAAGTAATTGATTTTGCTAAAAATTTAAAAAACAAAGGATCAGTTAAAACATCTGATGATATATATACTGAAACAAAAAATAAATACAAAGATTTAAATCCAAAACAACTACAAACACAATTCTTTTTAGATTTTATTAAGCAAGCTAGAAAAGAAGATAGAGTTCTTAATGATAATGAAAAAAGATTTGTAAATAACTTGGTTCAAAAATTAGATTATGATTATCTTTATAAAAATTATGATTTACCTTTAGATAAAGAATCAAGAATGCAAAGAGCTATAGAGCTTGGTTTTGATGTTGATGATATTTATTATAGAGGTAGATTTAGTAAATATGATCCTGAAGAACTTGGTAGTACATTAGGCGAAGAAGTTTATATGTCTAAATCACCTTTTATTGCATCTACATATGCTGACTTCCCAACATCAGGTGAAATAGCAGAGTTGGTCACTAGCAAACGATTAGGACAACAAGAAATAACAATAGATGCAAAAGGTCAAAACTTTAATCAATTAAAAGTTGATGATATGACTGTTTCAATTGATGGTGGTGCAGAAAAATCATTTGAAGAAACTTTTCCAGAATTAGTAAAAGGTAAAATAGATAATGAACTATCAACTGATGGTATATCTTATTATTTAAGAAGAGTAGGAGAAGAAGATGGAAAACCAAGAATTTTAAATTTTAAAAATATTATTGATCGTGGTGCAAAAGGTGGTGTTTATGATTTGCAAGATAATATTAATCAATCACTTGGTATTCCAAAAAGTTCAGGTCCGATTAGAGATGATGACATTGTTTTTTCAGACATTGATAAACCACAAGATGAAAGAGTATTAATTCAGAATCCACAATCTGCTAGATATACAAGTGCTATTTTTGATCCTCTTTTAAAAGATATTAATAATTTAAAGTTCGGTATTCCACTTGGTGTCTTACCATTTGTTGACGATGGCAAGACACCAGAATAAAGTTATCGGTATTTCTCAATACCTTTTTCTTTATGAAGATAAATGCCACGATTAACGTCAGCAGTTGTCTTGTACAAAATATGATTGCAGAGTGCTTGAGTGACTTCATCTAAAGTGTTACAACAAGCAACAGCATCATGCATAGTTTCGCCAATACGAAAAAGACAATAAGGAAAATCGCAGTCAAGTCGTTGAGATTTAGGAACTTTAATTAACTTGAGATCACAAGCATTTGCGATCTTTTTTAAATTCCAGTATTGATTGTCCATGATAGACTCCTTTCTAAAGTTGGTGGGGGATTTCTCCCCCAGTTAATTACCATTTATTTAATACCTAGATTAACTAATTCTTCATGTTCACATCTGTGCTGATAAAGAACCTTACCATTGTCAGCTTGACCTCTAACTACATCTACAAACAATTTATCTTCTAAAGAGGAAATAACACCACCAATTACTTGGTCATTAAAATCTGTAAATTCTTTGATTTCTTTTAAAAACACTCCACAATCATTTGTTGCGATTGCTTTTAAAACTTTAATTTCTTTGCTTGTGAGTTTCATTTTGTTTCCTTTCTCAAAACTTATAAATCTAATATATACTGATTCGTTTTGTTTGTCAAGTTTTAATAATATAAGTTATTGTATTCATTTATTATAAATTTATTTTATCCCTAGCACTTGACAAAGATTTTATTTCTGGTATACTGATTCGTATATTTAGAAAGGAAACAAAATGGCAAAAGGAATAAAAGGTAGAGGAAAAACTCACAGCTCTTCTAGAGGTTGGGAAAAAGCTTTAAAGAGAAAAGGTAATAAAAAAGCAAGACAGCAAGGCAAGTCATTTTTAAGAAAGGAAATATAAAATGAATATAACAGCAGCAAAAGGATTATTTTTTTACACAAACACTTGGTTGTATCGTGCAGGTAGAGATGAAGATGGCACAGAGATCCATTACGAGGGTTATTGTACACAAGCAGAAGATTCTAGAGGTAATAGATGGAATCATAACAAAGTTTTTCTTCTTTCAGATTTTATTAAAAAAGCTGAAGGAGATACAACTAAAGCTAGAGAAATTCTTGAGCAAACAATGAGCGTTTTATTTGATAAAATGAAATCACATGTTGATAATGGTGGAAAGCTTAATGAGTATCTTTGGGAAGAAGATGAGCCTTGTTATGGATCAGATGCTTATTGCGATGCTTATGGATTTTAAAACTTGAAATATTTTTTATAAATGTTATCTTTGTGTCATTATGTTATTAAGATCAAAATTTTCAAAACTTTTAGAAGGAGCTAAAAAGATGATGCATAAAGGCACAAAGAAAAAAGGTGGTAAGAAAAAAGGTGGTAAGAAAAAGGGTTATTAATGACTGATAATAAAAAAGATGTAGTCATACACGTAACTGGTGTTTCAATGTCAGGGGGTGTAAGAAATGACGATAACAGACCTGTTGCAGAAGATAAAAGAAAATCTGGAACAGAAGAAGCTAGAAATAGCGAAGGGGATGATTGAAGGTCGTATTTCCGATTTTGAATCATATCATAAACACGTTGGTATTGCAGAGGGATTAACACAAGCTTCTGAAATTATCGATGATACAATGAAAAAATTAGATAAAGAGGATGAATAACATGACTCATCACCATGCAAGAGAAAGGAAGTAAAAGTGGGATATAGAGTATACAAAGAATATAAAGACGAATCGACTGAACAGACGATTTATACGCAACAACTTCCAAAACCATTAAATTGGAAAGTATTGATACAACCTCATCAAGTTAAAATGAAAACTAAAGGTGGTTTGTATCTGGCATCTCAATCAAAAGATAATGAAGAATATATGACTGCTCATGGTCGTGTATTGGCTTTGGGTGATTTGGCTTATAAAGATCGTGATACTGGGCAGTCATGGAGAATGACAACTGTACCGAAAGAAGGTGACAGAGTTACATACGGAAAGTATGCAGGTCAGAAAGTTACAATTAATGGTGTACGTTTACTTTTGTTAAATGATGATGAAATTACATCTATTTTACCAGAAAGTGTAGAAGTTACATCTTACATAGCGACATAACTTGGAGAACGCAACCATGCAAGATCAAAAAGAAGTAATTGATGAAATTAATGATGAAATTAAAAAAGCTCAAGCAGATCCAGAAGAATTTCAAATAGAAATTACAGAAGATCCAAAGGAAGAAGCTAAAGACGTAGCTGAAGAAAAACAACAAGCAGTAGAGCAACAAGAAAAAGATGACTATGGAGATAAAGTTCAAAAAAGAATAAAAAAGCTTGTTGATCAAAGAAGAGAAGCAGAAGAACAAACTAGATTAATGCAAGAGCAAAATGCTCAATTAAATGCTAGGTTATCTAGATTAGAGCAAGGATCAGAAAAATCTGCACAAAATGAATTTAAAACAAGGTATGACCAAACAAAAAGAGCTTTAGAAAAAGCTACTGAAGAAGGTGATACTAAAGCAGCTATTAATTTTACAGAACAATTAGCAGATATGAGAGCTGCTTTAAGAGTTGCAGAAATGCAACGTCAACAAGCTCAACAACAATCTGTTTCACCGACAGTAGGCAAAGCACAGCAAACTGTTCAAAATCCTGCACCACCTAAAGCTATTGATTGGTGGCAGAAGAATAATTGGTTTAATTCACCAGGATTTGAAAGAGAAACTGCATTGGCAAGGTCTTTTGATATCCAAATAGAAATGGAAGGTTTTGATAAAAATTCTGACGATTATTACAGTGAATTAAATAATCGTTTACAAAAAGTATTTCCTGAATTAGTATCAGGATCAAGTCCGACTAAGGCTAAAGTAAAAAGTAGACAACCAATTGCACCTTCTACTGGTGGCTCGTCTTACAAGGGCAATAGAGTACGAATGAGTAAAGATCAACTTGAAATGGCTCGACAGCTTGGTATTAGTGATGAAAGAAGTCTTAAAAAATATGAATCTGAAATCAGAAAACAGCAAAGAGGTTAGTCATGGTTGAAAATAGAAATATTCGTGCGAATGAAAATAGGGTTTCAATGCGTGAAGGTGAAGTAAGACCAGATACTGCATGGAAACCACCATCATTGTTGGATGCTCCAGAACCTCGACCAGGATATGTTCAACGATGGATAGCTACCTCGATTCAGGGTAAGGAAACTCCAGACAATGTGTACAAACGTATGCGTGAAGGATGGAGTCCACGCAAAGCTGATACTGTGAAAGAGAAGTTGTATCCAACTATCAATCATGGACAGTGGCAAGGGTCAATAGGGATTGAAGGCATGTTGCTTTGTGAAATGCCAAAAGAAAGACACAAGGCACAGAAGGACTATTACAAAAATAAAAGTTCAGAGGCAAACCAATCAATCGCAGGTGATCTGGATGCGTTAGGTCGAAACAATGGACAGAGGATCTACCAAGATCGGACATCCAATTCTAGTCGTGGCAGAGATTTATCTGTCATGGAAGATTGAAACTTAACTCTGAGGAGACAAAATAATGGCAAACGTAAACGCTGCCTTTGGCTTAGTGCCAGTTCGCCATATGAGTGGTAATATTCCTCGTGCTAACAAATATACAATAACAAGTGGTTTGGCAGAGAACATCTTTAGTGGTGATCTTTGCATTCTTACAGCAGATGGTGTAATTACACCTCATACTGCTACAGAAACAAACAATATTGGTGTATTTGCAGGTGTGAGCTATACTGCTTCAGATGGTTCTTATGTTTATAGTGAGTATTGGCCAAGTGGCACTACTGCTACAAATATAATCGCATATGTATATGATGATCCATATATTGTGTATAAAATTCAGTCAGCAGGAACTCCTGCCCAAACTAACATTGGTAATTGTGCTGATGTTGTTGCAGGTGCAGGTTCAACTGTTACTGGTAGATCAGGATTTAGCTTAAATGGTACTATGGCAAATGGTACTGCTACATGTAAGATTATAGCTTTGCATGAAACACCTGATAATTCAATGGCACAATATGCTGTTTTGGAAGTGCTTGTAAATGAGCACCTTCTCAAAGCAACAGCAGGTATATAAGGGAGATTAGACAATGGCTATGAATAGAGCACAATTTGCTAAAATGCTTGAGCCAGGGTTGAATACCCTTTTTGGTCTTGAGTATGATCGTTATCCACCAGAATATGAAGCAGTTTTTTCTGCTAACACTTCTACAAGAGCTTTTGAAGAAGATGTATTGTTGCAAGGTTTTGGTAATGCACCAACAAAGAATGAAGGTTCAGCTATTAGTTATGATACTGCAAGTCAGCAGTGGACAGCTAGATACCAACATGAAACTGTAGCATTAGCATTTTCAATTACAGAAGAAGCTGAAGAAGATGGTCAATATGGTTCAATAGCGTCACGTTATACAAAAGCACTTGCAAGATCTATGGCTTCTACAAAAGAAATCAAGGCTGCAAATATTTTGAATAATGCGACTTCTAATACTGATCCATATGGTGGTGGTGATGGTGTTGCACTTTTAAGTGCATCTCATCCGACAACTAATGGAAACCAAAGTAATACTTTGGCAACAGCAGCTGACTTATCTGAAACATCACTTGAGTCAATGTTAATTCAAATCGCAGATATGAAAGATGATCGTGGTTTGAGAGTTGCAGCTCAAGGTACAACTTTGATAATTCCAACAGCGTATACCTTTACTGCTGAAAGATTATTAGAATCACAGTTAAGGACTGGAACTGCTGACAATGACATTAATGCAATTCGCAATGGTGGTTATTTACCTCAAGGATATCATATCATGAGAAGATTAACTGATTCGGATGCATTTTTTATTTTGACTGACGTTCCTGATGGAATGAAAATGTTCCAAAGAAGTCCTATGAAAAAAGGTATGGAAGGTGACTTTGAGACTGGAAATGTTCGTTATAAGGTAAGAGAAAGATATTCTTTCGGTTTTACTGATTGGCGAGGTATTTTTGGTACTGAAGGAGCTGCCTAATAAAAACTGAGGGGAGAGAAATCTCCCCTTTTATTTTAATCCTGACAGTTGTATACAACTGACACTAGCCAAGACAGGAGATACACATGGCTAATACACATTTTTCAGGTCCTATTCTATTTTCAGGAAAGGGCAACTCTAAAGGTTGGTTTGAAAATTTACCAATTGATAGAAATCCAGATTACATGGTTTACATGGATGATTTTACTGGTGTTACACTTGATTCAACAAATGATTGGACTGTTGTAAAAGATTCAAGTGCATCTGTTGCAATTGCAGCTGATGTTGATGGTGGTGCTTTGACAATGAGTTCTCAAGCAACTACTGATGATGATGGTTCTTCAATACAAGGAAATGAAATTTTTGCTGTAAGTTCTGGAAGAGATATTTGGTTTGAAACCAAAATAACACCTACAGATGCTGAAGGTGATGCAATGGATATTTGTATTGGATTAACAGTAAACTTTGCGACTAATCCAGAAAACATGTTGGCAGCAGCTGACAGAATTGTATTTCAAGTAGATGATGGCGATAGCAACATTGATTGTGTTACAGAAAAAGATGGAACTGCAACTACAACCGATTCTGGCATTGATATTGAAAGTGGAACAGCAGTTACATTAGGCATTCATGTAAAAAGTACAGGTTCAGTAGAATTTTTTGTAAATAGAGCTAAAGTGGCTACTCACACAGATAATATTCCAGATGATGAAAATCTTGCACTTGGTGCTATGGAATTATCAGGTTCTGCGACTGGGACTAAATCAATGAATATTGATTATATGTTCGCAGCTCAAGATAGATAATGGAGATTTAAATGGCTGAGAAAAAAAGAGCTAGAACCAAATCTGGCAAATTTATTTCAGACGATCCAAATACTCCTGATGTCAATGAAGCTTGGGTCACTACAAAGCCTAAGAAAACGACAACTACTAAAAAAGCACTCCCACCTAAAGGGAGTGCAGAATATAAAGCAATGCTTTTACGTGGTGAAATATCGGAGTGATAAATGGCAGATATCGTTACAGTAAATAAATTATCAGAAAATACAAATGAAGTTGTGTATGCTTTCCAATATCAATATGTAGACACAGGAAATGAAAGTGCAGTTTCTAAAATTGATGTATCAGCTTTAGCAACAAATGCTGATGGTGAAACATGCACTGGAATTAGAATTGTAGAGTGTTGGTGGGTAATATCAGCTATGACAGTTGAAATATTAGCTGCAGCAGATACTAATATAATCATTATGCATTTAACTGAAGGTCAATCTGGTTATCAAGATTTTTCTAAATTTGGTGGATTACCTAATAGTAAGTCTTTTGGCACTAATGGAACTGGTGATATTAAATTCACAACTACTGGTGCAGGAGCAACAGGAGATGCATACCAAATTATAATTAGAGGTATTAAACAGTATTAATGGCAACTTCTGGAACAGTAACATTTAGACCAAATATTGAAGAAATAATATCAGAGTCTTTTGAAAGATGTGGAATAGATAATCAGACTAGAACTGGTTATTTTGCAAAATCTGCACGTAGAAGCTTAAATTTATTGTTTTCTGAATGGTCTAACAGAGGAATTAATCATTGGGCAGTAAGTAATAATACTCTTTCTTTGTCTAGTGGTACATCTAATTATGCACTTCCAGTTGGAACTATAGATATAATTGATGCAGTCATACGAGAAGATAATACTGATCAAATGATTAATAGAGTTTCTATAGCAGAATATAATCAAATTCCTAATAAAACAGAAACTGGAAAGCCTAATCAATATATGATTGATAAACAATACACTCCACAAATATATTTTTGGCAAGTGCCAGATGCATCTTATACAATGGTTTATTGGGCAGTTAATCAATTGGATGATGTTACAGCATCGAACCAGGATGCTGATATACCTTATCGTTGGACAGATTGTATATGTGCAGGATTAGCTGCTAAATTGGCACTTAAATATGCTACTGATAAATATCAACTTTTAAATGAAGCTTATGAAAAGTCTTTTAATTTTGCATCTTCATCTGATAATGATGGTGTTAATTTGAGGATTCAACCCACTGTATTGAATTTAAGTTAATGGCAAAACGTGCAAAAGGTAAAAAATCATATGCAATAAGTGACATAAGTGGTTTTAAAGTACCTTACACACAGCTTAAAACTACTTGGAATAATTTGCGTGTTGAACCTGAAGAGTTTGAAACAAAACATCCACAACTTACACCAGTAAAAAATATAATAGATGCTACAAGTTTATTAAATCCAAGACCTGACAATGATCCAGAAAATGTAGAAATTTATTTAGCTTACAATTATGATTGGACTGTAGATCCAAAAACAATTAATAGATCTACACCATCTTGTAAAGGTGAAGTTAGTTTACGAAGTATGGATTTATTTACATCTTTGGCTCTAACTGGGGTAGGTGGTTTAGGTGAAACTGGAGCAGGAATTGGAGCTAGAACTTATGCTGTAACTGTTGTAGATAGTGGTGGTAATAAATTTGCACTAGATGGTTCTACTAATCCAGTCCTTACATTAAGAAGAGGTGCAACATATACTTTTGATCAAAGTGATAGCACAAATGATGGACATCCTTTGGCATTTAGAACATCTGCTGATGCATCTTATACTTCTGGAGTTACAGTAAATGGTACAGCAGGAGATTCAGGTGCAACAGTTGTATTTGTTGTTCCTTCTGATGCACCTGATACATTAAAATATTATTGTACTGTTCATGGCAATGGCATGGGTAATACAATAAATGTAGTTGATACAGTTACAACTGTTGAAATTGCACCTGTTATTGGTGTTGGTTCATTAGGTGGTGCAGGTGAAGTTGGTATAGAAGGTTTAAGAATATTAGTATCACCAACTGCTTCAGGTGGCACTGGTGGTGTTGGGAATGAAACTCCACAAGCTTTAATAAATGAAACTGGGTTAGGTGGCACTGGTGGTGTTGGTGATGAAGCTTTTGAGCTTACAATAACTGAAACTGGTTTAGGTGGTGCAGGTAATGTTGGAACAGCAATTATTGCAGGTACTGGTGGTGTAAGTGGTGTTGCAGGCACTGGTGGTGTAGGATCTGTATCATTGATTGCAGATTTACATTTATCTATAAGTGGTGTTGCAGGTATTGGTAAAGCAGGAAATCCTGGAGAAACAAATGATGAAAGTGTACAATTAAGTATAAATGAATCTGGACTTGGTGGCACTGGTGGTGTAGGATCTGAAGCAGTTGAAACTTCAATAACTGAAACTGGTGTAGGTGGCACTGGTGGTGTAGGATCTGAATCAGTAACAGTAAATCAAGAATGGGGTTCTGGTACTTGGGGTGATGGTACTTGGGGTAATTAATGAGCTATACAACTTTAAAGACTAAAATACAAAATTTTATTGAGAATGATGGTTCAGAGTTTGTTGCATCTATTGATGATATAATCGCTCAAGCTGAAGCTATGGTATTTCAAAGATTGCCTAATTTACCTTGTTTTAGAAATACATTTACAGGAACATTAATTACAAATACATCTGATTATACAATTGCAAATGCTAGAATGATAAGACAAGTCTGCATTACTGATTCTAGCAATAAAGTTTATTTGAATCATAGAATTGATTCTTATTTAAGAGATTATTGGCCAAATTCCTCTAACACAGGAACACCAATAATGTATAGCACTAAATCTTCAGGCAATGATGGAACAATTATTACAATTGCTCCGACACCATCTGCTGATCTTGCTTACCAAGTTGATTTTATTGCTCCAGAAACTGGATTAAGTTCAAGCAATACAACCACTTGGGTTGATTCTAATGCTCCTAATGTTTTATTGTCAGCAGCACTTTATGAAAGTTCTGCTTTCCTTAAAGCTCCAGAAACATTACAATTATATAAAACACAATTTGACGAAGCTGTGAATTTATTCGTACAAGAAATGCAACGTAATTTTGCAGCAGAATATAACGGAGGTATTTAAAAATGGCTATAACTCAAGCAATGTGTACATTGTTCAAAAAAGATGCGTTACTAGGTGATCATCATTTAGACACAGATGATATCTATATTGCACTATATACTAGTTCTGCATCTTTAGATGCTGCCACAGATGGATATACTACTTCTAATGAAGTAAGTGGATCTGGCTATACAGCAGGTGGTAATGCTTTATCAAGTAAAGCAGTAACAGAAAATAGCACAAGTGGTGTATTCGATGCAGCTGATCCAGAGTGGACTTCTGCTAGTTTTACTGCAAGAGGTGCTTTAATTTATAATAAAACTCTAGGAGATGCTTCATCAAACTCTAGAGGTGCAATTGCAGTTTTAAATTTCGGTGGAGATTTTACTGTTGCAGGTGGTACTTTTAAGATAGTATTTCCAGCTGCGACTGCAAGCAATGCGATAGTTAGGATAGATTAATGGCAACATATGTAAATAATTTAAGATTAAAAGAAATTGCAACTGGTGCAGAATCTGGTACTTGGGGAACATCCACAAATACCAATCTTGAATTAGTTGGGCAAGCAGTTGGATATGGAACAGAAGCCATAACAACTAATGCTGATACTCATGCTAGTACTGTTGCAGATGGTTCAGCAGATGAAGCAAGGGCAATGTATATTAAATACACTGGCACATTAGATTCTGCTTGTACAATTACAATCGGTCCAAACACTTTAAAAAGAGTTCACATAATTGAAAATGCGACAAGTGGCAGCCAGAACATAATTATAAAACAAGGTTCAGGCAATGAAGTCACAATTGTTCCTAATGAAAAAAGAATAGTTTATTTAGATGGAGCAGGTTCAGGAGCTGCAGTTCAAGATGCAGGAATATCATCTTCAGCTGCCACTACTGGAAAAGCAATCGCAATGGCAATGGTATTTGGATAATAAGGAGATAAAAAATGGCAGCACCAAATATAGTAAATGTTGCAACAATTACAGCAAAATCAGATCATCTTTTGTTGACTGGAACAAGTGCAGTTCAATTGTTGGAAAATGCAGCATCGTCTGGTAAAGTAATAAAAGTAAATTCATTGGTAGTGGCGAATGTAGATGGTACAAATGCAGCTACAATAACTGTAGGGATCTATCCACAAGACGATATTGGTGGTACTCCAGTTTTATTAGCTTCTACAATTTCAGTACCTGCTGATGCTTCATTAGTGGTAATAGATAAAAATATGGGTTTATATTTAGAAGAAGATACTTCTATTGGAGTTACAGCAAGTGCAGCAAATGATTTAGCTTGTACAATTACATATGAGGAATTGAGCTAAAGGATTTTAAATGGGTTCGAATAATAAAGGTGGTTTTTTAGGAGCTTCTGATCAATTAAGAATACCAGATGCACCTACGATAAGTAGTATTACAGAAAATAGCACAGAATTAGTAGTTGCTTTTACTAATCCATCAGATGTTGGTGGTGGTGCTATCACTTCTTATACAGCTATTGCAGTAGAAGGTGGGAATGTTACTACAGCTTCAGGTTCAACAACTCCTGTAACAATAACTGGATTAAGTAATGGCACAAGCTATTCTGTAACAGGCACAGCAAATAATGATTTTGGTGCAAGTGTTCAATCTTCTGCAACTTCAGCTTCTCCTCAAGCTCCTACTAGAGCTATTTGGTCGGGTGGCTCATCTGCAAATAATCCGGGTAATTTTATACAGTATGTCACAGTAGAAACAACAGGAAACGCAACAGATTTTGGCGATTTATTAGCTGACCATAGATATAGCCACGCATCTTGCTCTTCATCTACCAGAGGTATTTTTGCGGGAGGTTATGGCAATCCAGAACAAACAACGATAGAATATATAACCATAGCAAGCACGGGAAATGGAACTGATTTTGGTGATTGGGGTACTGAGTCATATAGATTTTACCACTGTGGAGGGTCTAATGACACCAGAGGTATTTTTGCAGGTGGTATGTCATATCAATCAGGTAGTTCATATCGCACAACTGATATAAACTATATTACTATAGCAAGCACTGGAAATACATCTACCTTTGGAGACCTTTCTGCTGCTAAATCATATCCGGGTGCTGTTACTAATACAACTAGATATGTAATTGGTGGTGGTACTACTGATAATTCTATACCCGGTAATTTAAATGTTATGGAATATGTTACCATAGGGTCAACAGGAAATGTTACTGACTTTGGTGATTTAACAACTCAAAGGTATCTTCATGGCTCTCTTAGTAGTTCTACTAGGGGATTGTTTGGAGGTGGTGTCATTGGTACTTCCTCGCCTCCTTTTCCTAGAACTAACACTATAGACTACATGACTATTGCATCCACAGGAAATGCTTCTGATTTTGGTGATTTACTTACAGTTAATAATGGGTTAAGTGGCTGCTGTTCAAAAATTAGAGGATTATTTGCAGGTGGTTTTATTGGAACTGGTAATAGTGATGTTATACAGTATGTTACTATTGCGTCTACAGGTAATGCCACCGATTTTGGTGACTTATTAGCTGAAGTACCTTCAGAAATGGACAACGGAGTTGTTTCAAGTAATCATGGGGGATTATCTTAATGCCTAATTTTTCTGGAGTTTGGGATTTAAGAGAACAAGGTGTGGCTGTTAAAGGTGATAGGTGGCAAAAAACATTGCCTCAAGCAGCTAATATGGGTTTAGTCATGGGTGGTTATAGCTCATCTACTCAAGAGTCAAGAATTATAGAATATCTTGATATAGCATCTGGTGGTAATGCAACACTTTTTGGTGAGTTATATGCAGGTGGTCCTTATGGTGGCTCTTGTTCTTCAACAACAAAAGCTTTTAATAGTGGGGGTTATACAGGTTCAGCCAGAGTAAATGTAATACAAACTGTAACTTATGCAAGCACAGGTGGTAGTTCAGACTTTGGTGATTTAACCCATGCTCCAACTGGAAGTAGTGGTTGCTCCTCTACAACCAGAGGTGTGTTTGCAGGGGGAGATGATGGATAATAAAAACAAAAGAAAGGTTAGCGTTAAATGGGTGTAAGTAATGTTATTGAATATGTTACTATGTCTTCTGAAGGAAATGCTACTGACTTCGGTGATTTAGCTGCTGCTAGAGATAATTTTGGTTCTTGTGGTAATACAACTAGAGGAGTATTCTCAGGTGGTTTTTATGTTGGATTAGGCACATCAGGTAATGTTGCTTCTAACGTAATTGATTATATCACCATAGCATCTACAGGTAATGTAACTGATTTTGGTGACTTGACAGTTGGAAGGCAGAATGTAGGAAGTGGGGTTGCATCTAGTTCAACCAGAGGTTTAACATTTGGTGGTTATATTTCAAGTTATGCTTATCAAAATGTAATTGATTATATTACTATAGCATCTACAGGAAACGCAACAGATTTTGGAGATTTAACATCTACAGATAGAGTTTATGTTTTTAGTACTTCTAATGCAACAAAAGCAGTTTGTGGTCGTGACTCGTGGACTTATGATAATAATATAGATGTGGTAACAATTGCAAGCACTGGTAATGCCACAGACTTTGGGGATTTAGTTACAGGTTTAAGAGGACAAGTAGGTGCTTGTGGTGGTCAAGGAGGTTTAAGTTAATGGCAAGATACTTAGGTGGATTAATAACAGCAGATGAATCACAGGTTCTTCCTGCTAATAATTATGGAGATACCTCTGCACCTGGAGTATGGACATTAGCTGAAGCTGAACTGTTAAATAAATCAAATCGTTGGCCAACAGCAGGTAATGCAGCACCAAGAGGATTGTTTGCAGGTGGTTATACTTCGGTAGGTAGTGGAGTTACTGATACAATATCCTACATATCTATATTATCAACAGGAAACACTACAAACTTTGGAGATTTAAGTGTAGCTAGATATGGACATTCAGCATTTGCTTCTGGCACAAGAGGTGTATTTGTAGGTGGTGATGAGGGGGGTACAATAATTAATAAGATGGAGTATGTTACTATAGCTACAACAGGTGACACTACAGATTTTGGAGATTTAAGTGTGGCTAGATGGTTATTTACTGCAACTTCTAATAGTACAAGAGGGTTAAGTTTTGGAGGAACAATAGCAACAGGTACAGGTTATACAGATGTTATTGATTATGTCACTATTGCATCAACTGGTAACGCTACAGATTTTGGAGATTTATCTGGTGCAGTTAATAATAAAGGATCAGTATCTTCCTCAACAAGAGGAGTTATTGGAGGAGGTTATCAATATGCTGTTGGTGTTATTGATGTTATAGAGTATGTTACGATAGCGTCTACTGGTAATGCCACAGACTTTGGTGATTTAACTTCAGCACAAAGACAATTTGCAGAGGGCAACATATCTTCTGGTACAAGAGGTATTTATGCAGGTGGTGCTACAGGAAACGTAATACAATACATTACAATAGCATCAACTGGTAACGCTACAGACTTTGGAGATCTCACAGTAGATAGAAATTATGCAGGTGGTTGTGGTAGTACAACAAGAGGTGTTATAGCAGGAGGAGTAAGTGTGTTAATAACAGCAGGAATTGAATACATTACAATAGCTTCAACAGGTAATGGTACTGACTTTGGAGATCTTCCCAGTGAAGGTGGAAGTAATACATTGTATGCTTTCCCCGGATGTTCAAACTCACATGGTGGTTTAAGTTAATTTTAAGGAGGAATAAATGGCTTATAAAGTAATAAAATATAGATTAACAGCAGAAGGTACAATACCAACCTTTCTCAAGTTTGGTGTGCCTCAAGGAACAGGAGGTATGTATCCTGTTAAAGATAGTACAGCAAGTCCAAGAGATCATATAATGATTGGTATTGCAGATGATGGAGCAGATATATCTGGTTCTGAAGGTGAGATTACAAGTAAAGACAATCTTACAACTTACCTAACAAGTATAAGTGATGGTAAAGGTTGGAAACAAACAGCATCAGATGGTAGTGAAGAAGATTTTGTACCTTCAACTGCAGCTACAATTATTTGGAAAGATTTAACAACATTAAATGGTGGATAATTTGAAAACCGAACTTGTTATAAAAAACATACAAACAGCTTTATCTGAAGTAAAGCCAGAGTATAAAACTATGTTGAAAAACATAGATAAAAATATGCCTATGATACAACAGGCTTCTAGTAATTTCTATAAATCACATTCTCAATTTATGGGTGTAACGCTAGATGTTACTGCTATAACACCTATACGTTCTATCAAACACACTTTGGCTGAAGTAGATAAAACTAAAAGTGCTTTACAAGAAGCACAAATAAATATGCAGAAAAAAGCTGTCGAATTAAAAATGAAACAGCGTGAATTATTAGAATGTCAAGATAATTTAGATCGTGAGATGTTGGAAGTAGAAATACTAGAAATACAAACACATTCTGTAAATGCACAAAACTCTGTACAAGGTGCTATACGAAAATTAAACTTTTTTATTAATCAATATAATTCTTTGTTAAAACATTTAGGTGTCGATGAAATAACAGAGGAAATGTACGAAAGAGAAGAAAACAGATACCATATAATGACAGCTATGAAACAAGCTTTATCAAGTGCTAGACCAAGAGGTGGAGTAATAGATGAAGGCAATATGATTTATATATTTGATTTAGGTATAAGTGGTGCTCAAGCACAAGCTGAAGTTTTTGCTTATTTACAAACTGAAAATGAACTAATGAAAAATGGCAAAGCACCCACTCATGAAATGACAATGCGTTGGTTAGAAGCTTGTGCAGATAAATGGGAAAAAGATCCAGAAATATTTGCAAATCGCAGAGGTTTTACATTATTAGACAAACAATCATTAACAAACACAAAAAAATTAGAAAATAAAAAGAAACATTAAAATGAGTTTACTTAACAACTTAATTGGTCCTGCAACAAAATTATTAGATAAAGTTATAGAGGATAAAGATCAAAAGGCACAGCTTGCCCACGAATTGGCAACGATGGCCGATAAATTAGCTCATGAACAACAACTTGCACAATTGGCAATCAATAAGGAAGAAGCTTCTTCTGGAAGCCTTTTTAAAGGTGGGTGGCGGCCTTGCATTGGTTGGATCTGTGGGATTGCTTTTTTCTATCACTTTGTTTGTCAGCCTATTGTTGTTTTTGTTTTAACTATATTTGGTATTACAATTGTTAACTTGCCTGAATTTGAAATGAATACACTTCTTACTGTTTTGGGTGGAATGTTAGGGATTGGTGGACTTCGTAGCTATGAAAAGTCGAAAGGATTAACAAAATGAGTTTTAAATTAAGTCAGAGATCTTTGGATAAACTAGAAGGTGTACATCCAGATATGGTTAAATGTGTTACAAGTGCCATAAACTACTCAAAGGTGGATTTCGGAGTGATTTGTGGCATGAGATCGGAAAGTGAGCAACGTGAACTTGTCGCTAAAGGAGCAAGTAAAACAATGGCATCAAAACACTTGACAGGTCATGCTGTGGACCTCATGGCTTATCTTGGATCGAGAGCATCTTGGGAGTTGAATCTTTATGATGATATTGCTGACGCAATGGCTCAAGCATCCAAAGAACATAATGTTCCCATTAAATGGGGAGCTGCTTGGAGTATAGGAAATATAGCTCAATGGAATAGTGGTATGGAAGGTGCTATGAATAGTTATATTGATTTAAGACGTAGCGAAGGAAAACGACCTTTCCTGGATGGTCCTCATTTTGAATTGATAATTTAGTATGCCATTACAACTACTACAATTTAATGCAGGTATCGTAAAAGATATCACAGAATACACAGCAGGTAAAAATGGACCTTTTTGGGTAGATGGTAACCTTGTGCGATTTGAAGATGGTTATGCTTCAAAAATTGGTGGTTGGGCAAAAGAAGAAATAGAAGGTTTGACAGTAAGTGGTGGTGCTAGTGGTGTAGCTGAAAATCCAAAAGGTGTTGGTAGGAAAATGCTTTTTTGGAGAGCTTTATCAGATGGTAAAGATAGAATAGTTTTAGGAACACACAGTCATTTATATATTATACAAGATGGTGTATTATATGATATTACACCATTAAGAAAAACTACAAATAATTTAAGTAATCCACTAGCTACAACTGATGGAAGTACAACTGTTACTATTACAGATAGTTCTCATGGTGCGAAAACTGGGGATTTTGTTGTAATAGAAAGTGCAACTGCAACTGGTGGTATTGCAGCTGACGATTTAAATAGAAAATCAGGATATCAAATTACACTTGTTGATTCTAATTCATATACCATAACAGTAGATAGTGCAGCTTCTAGCACAGTAAGTTCTGGTGGTGGTACAACTTTAGATGTTTTATATCTTAAAGGTTTAGACAATGGATTAGGTACACAATCAGCAGCTCCTGCTCTTGGTTGGGGAATTAGCACTTGGGGTAGTGATGGTTGGGGTAGCCCTGCTACTGTCGGAAGTACAACTGTTGTGTTAGAAAATTCTAGTTGGCACATTAATCTTTGGGGTGAAGATGTATTAGCAGGAATTAGAAATGATGGTTTATATTATTGGGATACCTCTGGTGGGCCTACTAGTAGATCAGTTTTAATATCTTCACTTGGTGGTGCAACTGACGTTCCTAGTAAGGCAAGAACTGCAATTGTATCTTTCCCAGACAGACATTATGTGTGTGGTGGTTGTACTACAGCAGGAACATCGACAATGGATGAAATGTTGGTTCGTTGGAGTACTCAAGAAGACTACACTAAATGGACACCAACTGCGACTAATACCTCTGGTGATCAAAGATTACAGATAGGTTCTAAAATTATATCTATGATTAGCACTAGAGAAGAAACAATAATATCAACAGATGAAGCTGTATATGGTATGACTTTTGTCGGGGGTGATTTTGTATTTAGTTTTAGACTATTGGCTGTTGGTTCAGCATCAACAGGTTTAAATGCAATGATAAATGTTGATAGCATTGTATATTGGATGGGTGGTGAGAATTTTTATATTTATGATGGAAGTGTAAAAGAACTAGCATGTCCAGTACAAAGATATGTATTTAATAGGATGCACTCTGCATATAAAGATAAAGTAGTCACAGGTCATAATAAAAAATTCAAAGAAATATCTTGGTTTTACCCAAGTAAAAATAAAAAATATTCTTTGAGTATAGGTTTATCAAGTAACATTACTACTCAAACATTAGGAAAAAGTTCTTGTGGTATTACTTGGCCATCACCAGGTGTGGACACTTGGGAAGTTGGAGATCCTGTGTGGATATCAAAAAATAGTGATGCAGATGGTATTTTTAGTCTTTTTTCAAAAAATGGTTATAGTGTAAAAGCTTTTATTACAAAAGTTACAGATCAAAACAATATTGAAGTAGAAATAGATCCTATGAATTATTTGACTGGTAGTGAAACAACGATTGTACCAACTGGTAATTGGCAATTTATTAGTAAACAAATTACTGTAAGTTCTTCAATACAAGATAAAAGGTCTGCTATTAATTCAGTTACAACTTTAACTGACGATGACAATCCAGAAAACAACAATTATGTTTCATATAACTATGAATTAAACGTATGGACTGTCGGCAATATGGGTAGAAGTTGTTGGTTGGATTCCTTTGGAGCAAGAGATAATCCTTTTGCTTTTGAATCAGATGGGGTATTATATAATCATGAAAGTGGCACAACTGCTGATGGAGATGCTATGAATGCTTATATAGAAAGTTCTCCACAAGAACTTACTGCTGATGGTAATGACATTCAATTAATTGATCGCTTGATACCTGATGTAAGTATTAGTGACAGTACATCTTTAGATTTATATTTAAAAGCAAGTAAGTTTCCTTTTTCATTGCCTACTTCTGGTGGGGTGGGTACAGGTGACGTTTCGTTAAAAGGTCCACATAATTTAAGTTACACAAATACAACAAGTTTATCTTCAACTGATAAAATAAGTACAAGGATTAGAGGTAGACAAGTATCTTTAAAAGTACAAAGTAAAGGAACTGATGACCAATGGGCATTGGGAACTTTTAGAATAAATACAAAACAAGATGGGTTAAGATGACAGAACAAGCTTCACCATTAGCACTAGCTAGATTACCAGAACCACCAAATAGTTATGATAGAACTTATCAAGTAAGATTGAATAATGTTTTAGAATTAGAAAAAAGGTCAGCTTATTTTGGACAAAGTTTTATTATCAAATCAGCAACAGAACAATCAGAAGCAGTGACTTGGTTTAATGGCTAATTTATTTAAAAATGCTAAAGTTGATTTAACGACTACAAATGCCACAACTTTGTACACTTGTCCAAGTGCAACGACTGCAATTGTCAAATCTATATTGGTAAGTGAAGATTCAAATAATGCAGATACTATAACTTTAACATTGACTAATTCGTCATCAGCAGTATTTAGTATATATAAAGATAAAGCAGTTACTGCTAAACAAACACTAGAATTATTATCTGCACCATTAGTTGTAGAAGAAAGTGAAATTTTAAAAGTTACAGCAGCAACAGCAGATAGACTACATGTAGTCGCAAGTATATTGGAGGTTAGTTAACATGCCAAGTCATGATCAAACTACTAATGATGACCAGACTAATGATGATGATCAGACTACTGAGCCAAGAACATTTGATCTTTTTGAGTTGCAATCTCAAGATCCAAGAGAAACATTTGGTGGCTTAACTTTAGACCAAATTGGATCATCATACGGAACAGGTGCTATACCCATGTTTCAATGGGTGCAAAAAATAAAAGTTGGTGAATCTACATATGATGAAAGAGATGATGTAGATACTACAATGATGAAAAGGTATGAGGACTTTGTTGAAAAATATGGTCAGCCAAGTGACTTCCCATCACCAGAGGAATTGATAGCACAAGCAAGTGGAATTGTAGGTCAAGGTGTTGGTGGTGTTTTAGGTTCAGCTGCAGGTGCATATTTTGCTCCTTCTTTTAGTGATTCAGCTATAGAAATTACTGGAAAAGATGTTTTTAAATCTGTAGTGCCTGGAGGTCTTGCAGGGAAAGGTGCTTTGGATTTTGGAACAGATGCTTTTTTTGATCCAAGCACAGGGAAAGCAGTTGCAGAAGGAACAGCAGGTGCTCAACAAGGTGCAAATATAATGTTTAATAAAGATGTTTCAGGAATGGACATATTTACTGATCCAACTCAATTAGGGCAAATGGGTGGTCAAGCAGTAGGTAGTTTTGCTGTACAACTTGCTATGGGTGAAGATCCTGCAAGTGCAGCCAGAAAAGCAGGTGCAGGTGCTGTAGCAAAACATGTAGCACAAGCTATTTTTACTCCAATTTTAGGTCCAGTTGGTGGTGCATTGGCAGGATTTGTTGGGGGGATGTTAGGTGGTAGAGTTATATGTAACGAATTACACAAACAAGGATTATTGACAAAAGAACAAGTTTTGATGGATTATAAGTTTACAAGGGATTACCTTACACCTACACATGTTAATGGATATCATCTTTGGGCAGTATGGGTAGTTAGACAAATGCGTAAAGGTAGAATGATAAAATTTTGGAAACATATAGCGACACATAGAGCAAATGAAATTGCATATATCTATGGTAAAAAAGAAAAACCAGATTATCTAGGTAAAATATATCGTCGTGTCTTAGAGCCTGTCTGTTGGCTTTTAGGTACTTTTACAAAAGCAACAGACTGGTCTGTACTTTATAAGGAGAACAAGAATGGCTGATATGATGAAAGACAAAGGTGCTATGGGTAATATGCCAGATAGAGCTATGATGGAAAGACAAATGCCAGATAGAGCTATGATGGAAAGACAAATGCCAGATAGAGCTATGATGGAAAGGCAAATGCCAAGTAGGGAAATGATGCCTACAGATATGCCAGATCAAGCTAAAATGAGGTTAATGCAACCATCTAATGAAATATCAGCAGTTTTAGTTTCTAGATTAACAAACATGTCACCAGAAGAATTAAGGGCATTAGATTCTGCGATTACACCAGATGTGGCTAGAGTATTAATGAAATTGTTACCAGAACTAAGGCAACTTATAGAACAGGTTGCAGGTGGTCAACAGCAACAACCTATGTCCGAAGAAATGGGTGCATTAGCAGGAATGAGGTAAAATCATGGCAACTACTCCTCCAGATTATTCAGGTTATGGAGCAAGTTCTCCAAACATGACTATCACAGGTACTTCACTTGACGATACGATTACTGGTACGCAAATACCAACTTATTTAGCAGATGCTAGTAAACAAATTATTGATCAAGGGATGTCTTTAATAGGTGGAGATTTTCCAGAATTTACAGGATCAAGATTTAAAAGTTATGATGTAATTCCAGGTGGTACAGGGGTTGCAGGTATGACAGTTGATGGTCAGCTAAGATCAAAAATGAGTCCTGCTGAACAGCAAGCTATGAAAATCTTGATGGATACTAGAGGTGATTATTCAGATTTAATGGGTCAAATTACTGGTGATGATGGTTTATTAACTGGATTAGGTCAAGGATACGCACCAGGTATGGAAGCTGATGCATTAGCTGCAGGTATGACAACTGATGAATATTTAAGAAATTATTTAATAGGTGACACTTTTAGTGAAGCTGATTTGTCACCTTATTTAGATACTTATACAGCTGCAATGAACCCTGCTATAAGGCAAATACAAGAGCAAACTGCATTAGGTCAACAAGCAGCTAGAGATAGAGCAGCTACAGCAGGTGCATTTGGTGGTTCAAGATTAGGATTAATGGAAGCGACTTTAGGTTCAGAAGGAATACAATCAGAAGCTGATTTATTAGCACAAGCAGGTGCAGATGCATTAGGATTTGCAGCAGGTCGATTTGATACAGATAGAAGTGCAAGATTTGATGCTGATACTGCATTGAGATCAGCATATGAAACTGACGAAGCATCTAGATTAAAAGAAATACAAGCTATACAAGACGCAGCTACTACTCAAGAAAACCTAAAAAATCAAGTTGCACAAGGTTTAATTACAGCAGGTGAAGCAGAAAGAATGTTAGATCAAAGAGGTTTTGATGCACAATATTCTGATTACTTAGATCAAAGATCTAAACCATATGATGATTTGAATTTCTTACTTGGATTAGCAAGTGGAGTTCCATACGATACATCATCATATTCTTCAAGTATGAGAGAAACTCGTGGGCAAGCACCAAGTGTTTATTCACAGTTGTTATCTGGTTTAGGAAGTTTAGGAAGTGCATACGCATTGTCGAGGTAAATTATTATGAATCCACAATTATCGCAATCTGAATTAAATGCATTCTCAATTTGGATGCAACAAAATCGACCTGAATTTACTGGAAATATTGTTGATATAGATGGAGTTGTTGTTGATCAATTATTAGGTTCTTATAATTTATTTAAACAAGATCAAGCAAACAATAATCCTACTCCTACTCCTACTCCTACTCCTACTCCTACTCCTACTCCTAATCCTAATCCTAATCCTACTCCTGATCCTGATCCTAATACAGGTGCGTTGCCAGAACCAACAACAAATGCAGGTGCATTGAATATAGGTACAATGGCAACTGCTCAACCGACTAAAATAGATCCTGCTTTATTATCCTATTTATATTTTGCTAGGATGGGCGAAGAAGCAAACAAACCTGGTTCGACTTTATTAAGTTCTTTTGCAGGTGGTTTTCAAGGTCCTGCTGAATATCTTATGGCACAAGCTAAAAGTAGAACAACTGGAACTCCAGGTGGGAATGTAGCAAAAGTTTTGGCACAATGGGATAATGGATTAGTTCAATACTTAACAAGAGATGGTACTATGGTTGTTAAGTTTTTAAACAAAGTTTATACAGATCCTGTGCAAATAGAACAATTAATAGCAAAGGCGAATAGGGAAGCTAATAGAGTATCTTTAGATACAGGTGTAGTAGACGCTGAAATTGCAGGGATGAAAAAAGGAAAAGAAGGAGCTTTTGATGTTGCTAAAAAACAAGCAGATGAAGGTTTGAAATTAATTCCTAGACTTCAACAAAATATTACAAATTATCAAGAAGGTATAAGTGCGATTGATCAAGGTGCTCAATCTGGATTTTTTGTTAGTTTATTGCCAAGCATCAGACAGTCATCTATTGAATTAGATAATGTCGTTAATAGACTAGGATTAGATGTTGTTGGATCAGTTACTTTTGGAGCTTTGAGTGCAGGTGAATTAAGTATGGCAATGAGCACAGCTGCACCTACAAACATGCAACCAGAATATCTAAGAAAATGGTTTGAAGCCAGACTTAAATCAAAAAACAATTTATTAAAAGTAACACAAGATTTAGTAAGATTTCTTTCTGGTGGTGATAAAACAATGCAAGATTATTATAATCGTAAAGATCGTTTGCAACAAGAAGGAACATGGAGATCAACATTAGGATTAGATGATGTTGAATTTAGTACGTTAGATGATGCAGAACCAGTTGAAAATATTGAACCTACTATTAGTCAAGAAGATCAAGCTGTAATTGACAGAATAAAAACAATGACTAGAGATGAATTAAATGCTTTTGATACAACAGGTGTTAGTACTCCTATACTTCAAGCTTGGATTGCTAGATCTGCACAATTAACTGAGTTAGGTCAATGACACCAGAAGAATTACAAAGAAAAATATTAGAAGAAAAAATTAATTCTATTAAGAAACAGAATCTTAAAGATAATGCTCCAGTTGTTGCAACTGAACAGAAACCAGTAACTTTTGAAGATAATTTAAAATCTTGGATGGCTAGTGGTGGTAGAACTCCCCCACCTTTTTACGATGAGAGTGAAGTTGAAGGGCAAGTAAGTCCAAGAACATTTGAAATATTTCAACAATTTATGGCTGATACTACTTCAGGTGGGAAAGATACATCTATAGCTCAAGATATGGCAAAAAGTGGATTAGAACTTGCAGAAGCAGGTAAATCTGAAATTGTCGATGTTCCTGATACTGTAGATATATATTCTGAAGGTGGTAAGCAATTAGATATACCACCTATGGCTCAAACAATTTTAGAAAAAATTGCGAATACAGTAATTACTGGTTTGGGGTATGCAGAAGCAGGAGTTGGTTTTACTGTTGGTAGTATAGCTGATGCACTTGTAAAAGCAGGAATGAATGAATCTTCTGCTAGAAAATTAGCAAATGATGTAATGGCTATGCCTGAAGCATTTGCAGGTTCACCATCACAATTGTTTAGACCTATCATGCCATCTGGTTTAAAGCCTACTACTATTAAAAAAATTACTACAAAAACTCCTGTAATGAATGAACAGGAGATTGCTAAATTAATTAGATCTGCTTCAGGTGGTGGTGCAAATGCTGATAAAGCGATTGAAAAATTAATTGCACAAGCAAAAATAAATCCAGAAATAAAAGAAATGGCTGATCGTTTAGGATTTAAATTACCATTTGATATTTTTGCTGAAGGTCAATTAGTAAAAAGATCAGCAGGAATAACTAGGGATGTTAAAGGTAGTGTTGCAGAAGCAGTATTTAGACAAGAAGTTCAAGATGCTATAAATCAAGCAGATAATATAATTAAAGATCTAGGTGCTACAGATTTAGCAACAATATCTGAAAAAATAGGAAACACACTTCAGACAACTCAACAAAGTTTAAAAGTAAGAGAGGGCGATTTATTTGATAGAATAAATGGTAATCCAGAAAAAAATATTGTTGCATTAGTTAATAAAACAGAAAAAGTTGATATTACAAATACTTTAGATGAAATTAACAGACTTATTAAAGAAGAAGGAATTGAATCTTTAGATCCTAAAATTAAAACAATTTTGAAAAGAAAAGATTTAACTTATGGTGGACTTCTTAGATTAAAAGAATCAATAGGAGATGGTGCTTTTAAAAATAAAGGTCCATATTCAGATACATCAACAGGACAATTAAAATTACTATATGGTAAACTAACTGATGACCAATTTGCTAATGCAATTCGTATTGGTGGAGATGAGGTAAAAGATTTAATAAAAACTGCAAATAGTATAACTGTAAAACGAAAAGAATTAGAGCAAACTCTTGTAAAAATATTAGGTAAAGATTTACAAGGTTCTATAGCTCCAAAATTAAAAGGTGCAATTACTTCTGGTGGTAAAGGTGACATATCAAATACAAATAGAATTTTACAAGCTATACCAGAAGAATTAAGAACAGAAGCAATTCTAACAGCAATTCAAGACGTAACTAAAGCAAAAGATATACAAGGAAATGTAAATTTTGGTTTATCTCAATTTAGTACTTTATATCAAAATTTAAAAGATCAAAAACCTATATTTACTGCAATATCAAAAGAATTAGGGCCAGAAACAACAAAAGTTTTAGATGAATTAGCAGAAATATCTAAAAGAATTACAGAAGCCAGAGCAAATGTTGATGTTACTGGTAAAGCAAATCAAGCTTTACTTAATTCAATACAGGCACAAAGTGTGCTTGAAAAGTTTATGACAGGTAGTTTAGTTTCTAGAGCTATTCAAGGTGGTATTGGTGCAGTTGGTGGAGCTTTAACTGGTATGCCAGTAGTATCAGGACTTGCTGCTACTATTTTTGCGTCATTAAAATTTAATTCTAAAGATAGATTAGGACTTGCAGGAGAATTGTTTAATAATGTTAACTTTAGAAAAATGATTGATGAAGTTGCACAAACTGGTAGTGTATCTGAAGAAACTTTATCAAGTGTTTCAAAACTTCCAATTTACAAAAGATGGGCAAAATCAATGGGAATTGATGATGGTAGAAACTGGTTACAAGGTGCAGTTGTAACTACAGCAGAATCACCACCATCAGAAGCAGATGAAGCTTTAGATACCATTGTAGAAGAACAGTCAAGTTTAGATCAATCGTCATCTGCTCAAGATATTATAAAGTCAGTAACTCCATCGACAATTGATAAAATAAGGCAGTATGCTTGATCCTGCATCTATAGCCACAGCAGTAAGTTTAAGTACAGCTGCATTTAATAACCTAAAAAAAGCATTTGCTATGGGTCGTGATATCGAACAAATGGGTGGTGATTTATCAAGATGGATGTCTGCTTCTTCGGATATAGATCAAGCAGTAAAATCTAATAAACCTGAGAACGTACCTTTTTACAAGAAGATGTTAAGTGGTGATTCTGTAGAAGAAGCTGCTATGAAATCTTTAGTTGCTAAAAAGACTATTGAAAAGCAAAGATATGAGTTGCAACAATACGTAAAATTTAAGTTTGGGGTAAAAGCTTGGGATGATCTAATTAAGACTGAAGGAGCTATTCGTAAAAAAAGGCAAGAACTTATTTATAAAAGACAAGAATTAAAACAAAAAATTATTGAAGTTGTATTTGTAATATTGTTAATATGTTCAATAATAGGATTAATATTCTTTGCAATATGGTTAAAAAAACAACAAGATGTCTGAAAAAGATATAATATTTATTGTAATTGTCCTAATAGCTTATTGGTGGGCAAATAACTATG